AGCTCCTTGGCGTCTACTCCCCGATCGAGGGCTGGATTGTGGCTATTAAAGTCCACGACGACGCAGTATGGTCCCGAGTTAAGAGCGGGGAGCTCCGCGCTTTTTCGATCGGCGGTAAAGGAAAACGCAATGCCACATAAATTGACCGAGCTCGTCCTCGACGAGATTAGTCTGGTAGACGATCCGGCTTCCGCCGGAGCGCAGGTCGTCCTCGCGAAGAGGTACGACGCAGAAACGAAGATAAGCCTCAAGGAGAGCAACATGAAGTACGACAAAAAGCGGATGGAGGGCCTTATGGCCGAGAAGGCTATGACCGAAGATGAGGCTATGGCGTTTATGGACAAAGAGGCGGCCGACAAGGAGGAGGCGACTACGAAGCAGGTCGCGGCTCTGACTAAGTCCGTCGCTACCCTGACTACGGCCCTCGAAGCGACGGGCGCAGTCGTGAAGAACGCAGACGGCGACGTCTCAATCGAGAAGCGGGCCGACGACGACTACGTCGAGGTCGGCGGCGAGAAGATCCTGAAGTCCTCTGTCCCTGCGGCCGTGCTGGCCCAGATCACGAAGCAGGCAGGCCAGCTCGACGAGCTCACGAAGTCCGCGGACATTGTGCGTCTCGACAAGCGCGCGGCGACTGATATCCCACACTTCACAGGCAGCGCAAACGAGCAGCGCGCTCTCCTGAAGGCGGTCGACGGGATCTCCGACGAGGCAGTCCGCAAGGGTGTAGAAGGTGCGCTGAAGGCCGCCTCCAAGCTCCTGTCGAAGGCGTTCTCCGAGCTGGGCTCCCGTGAGACCGAGCAGGACGGCTCCGCTATGGCGGCCCTCGATAAAATGGCGGCCGAATACGCCGTGGCTCACGACGTCACCCACGCCGCGGCCTTCTCGAAGGTCTCCGCCACAGGCGAGGGCGCGAAGCTCTTCGCCAAACGTAACGCCAACTAATCAGGCCGCGGGCTACACAGCCCGCGTCCTCGGCACAATTTAAGCAAGGAGGCCAGATAAATGGCTACTCAAGAGAACTTCCAGTCTATTTCCCGAGAAGCAGGCGCGGATCTGTCCGCAGGCCAGTTCAAATTCGTGGCAATGGCAAGCGACGGACAGGTCGACCTGTCCGGAGACGGCGTCCGCGCGATCGGCGTCCTTCAGAACACGCCCAGCGCCGCAGGCGTCGCGGCCGAGATCGCGTTCTCGGGCGCGGTTAAAGTCGTCGCAGGCGCAACAGTGGCCGCAGGCGCAGCCGTAGGCTCGGGCGCTGCGGGCGTATGTATCACAGCAGCGACCGCGGACGTGATCCTCGGCGTCGCCCTCACAGGGGGCGCTTCGGGCACTCTGATCGAGGTCCTTCTGGGCGGCGGCGGCGCTATCGTTCCGGCCTAAACACGGCTCTGACGAGCAGAAACTAGACAAGCTCTAACGAGCAGAAAAGAACAGGAGCTACCCATGCCGCAGCCAGCAGCAGAAGCCTTTCACGTAGATAGCGCGTTAACAAACATCTCGATCGCTATCCTTCAGGACGCCTCGGGCTTTATCGCCCCGCGCGTCTTTCCTAACGTCCCAGTACAGAAGAAGTCCGACGTCTACTACGTCTTCGACCGGAACTACTTCAACCGGAACGAGGCCAAGAAGCGAGCCGCAGGGACCAAAGTCGCCGAGGGCGGCTACGCTCTCGATACGGCCCCGTACACTTGCGAAGAAGCAGGTCTCGCGATCCCTATCACAGATCAGGCCCGCGCGAACGCAGACCCAGCGGCTCCGCCGGATCGGGCCGCGACCGAGTTCGTTACGCACAAGGCGCTGATCGAGATGGAGGTCGACTTCGTGGCGACCTATATGTCGACGGGTAAATGGACGACTGACATCGCAGGCGTCGCCTCCAGCCCGTCCTCGGGCGAGGTTATCCAGTGGTCGGACTACGTGAACAGCGACCCGATCGGCGATATCCGGACGGCGGTCGATACGATCATGCTCTCTACAGGCATGAAGCCCAACGTCCTGACGATCGGCCGTCCGACCTTCTCTGCGCTGATCGACCACCCCGATATTCAGGGCCGGATCAATGGCGGCGCGACTACTACGCAGCCCTCGATCGCGAACCTGAACCTGCTCGCGCAGATCTTCGAGGTGGACGAGGTTATCGTAGGCCACGCGATCGTGAACTCCGCAGCGGAAGGCGCTACAGCCGTGAACGGCTTTATCGTGGGCAAGTCGGCTCTCCTGACTTATCGCCCGCCTGCTCCTGCGATTATGACCGCAGCCGCAGGCTACCGCTTCTCGTGGGCGGGATACCTAGGCGGGATGAACGAGTTCGGCTTCGTGATCGACACGAAACGCCGCGACGAAGAGGACAGCGACGTCGTCCGCTATCGCTCGCACTACGTCCACAAGCTCGTCACCCCAGATCTGGGCTACTTCTTCGGCTCGATCGTAGCCTAAGCAGCTAAACGAAACAGGGGCGGGCCTACGGGCCCGCCTTTTCCCGTAGCCAAAGAGGATAAAAAACAATGGCACAAGCTAACTACCGACCAGACCACGCGCGCTTTAACTTTCAGCACGATCGCCCGCTCTACGTTAAAGGGAAGGCCCTTCAGGCAGGCGGGACCATGTATAAGCGCGGCGAGATATTCCCATGGAGGGAGCTCGGTATGACCCCCGAGCGGGTCGCCAATCTGTTCCCCCGCCTCGTCCACCACCGCGTCGGGGCAAAAGACGAAGCGGATCCCACGCCGACCTCTGCCCCCCAAGTTATCAAGGAGCCGTCCGCCGAGGACCTCCTGAACACAAAGAAGCCCGTCAATATGACCGTCCGAGAGCTGCGCCTCGTATCCAAACACATAGGGGCCCCCATAAAGCGGACCCGCCCCGAGCAGCTCAAAGTCGTCTTGGAGCACCTACAGGCAGCCGCCTTAAGCTAAGGACGAGGCGGGGTTTACAGGCCCCGCCTATGCCCAATAACGGCCTATACCTTAACACAGACCCCCTAGAGGAGGACCCTGCTATGTCTTGGAATTATACCGACGCCCCTAGCACGGACACAGCAGACGGCCGACGAGACGCTGTCCGGCTTCTTGTGGGGGACACAGACACAAACGATCAGCAGTTAACGGACGCGGAGATCCTCTTCTACTTAGCAGAGGCCGCCGACCGGACCTACTTCGCGGCCAGCTCTGCGGCGAAGGGCATAGGGGCGAAGCTGTCCCGCTTCGTGTCTAACTCTATGGAGGGGGTATCCGTTACCCTTTCGGACCGGATCGCCCACTACGAGGGCCTCTCGCGCGCCCTTATGACAGAGGCGAAGCGACAAGGGGCTGGGCTGGGGGTCCCTTCAGCCGGAGGCGTCTCGATCGCTGCGGCCGTCGTCGCGGACAGCAATGCAGACCGCCCAGATCCCGCCTTCCGGACAGGGGAGTTCCGCAACCCCCCTCGCTTTACGGACACAGACACAGACTACTAGAGGAGGCAGCCTAACTTGACCCTAGCCGCAGAAAATCAGAAGCAGACCTTCGCCCTCCTTGGGGCTCTGGGCTACGACGTAGTCTTCCGCAGGCCCGCCACGAGCGGCGGGACCTACGACGTCGACACCTCGACCGTCACAGGCGGGGCAAATAGCGACGAGAGCGCCCTCGGGGCCTTTGTGGCGTACCGAGCGATCGACATAGACGGAACCCTCGTCCAGCGGGGCGATCGCCGCTTCCTTATGTCGGCCCTTTACGGCGGAGCCGAGCTGTCGAAGATCCCGCAGCTCGACGACGAGATCCGCGGAGAAGGCGACGCCGTCCGCGTGGTCGCAGTCCAGACGATTAAAGGGGGCGGGGCCGTGATCGGCTACACGCTACAGGTCCGAGAGTGAACGAGACCGCACAAGAGATCCTCCTAGACTTCGACCGCGTCGCAGAGAAGACGGGGATCTCGATCGAGGCAGCTCGAAACGAGACAATAAACGAGGCGGCGAAGATGATCGTCCAGAACACCCCCGTTCTGTCCGGTAGACTGCGCGCGTCGTGGTTCTTCTCCCCCACCTTCCCGACAGTCGCGAGAGCGACAAACGCGGCCGAGCTAGGGAACTCCTCGAGCGTCCTCGGGCGGCTCGGCGTAGAGCGAGGGGCTATAGACGGCTCGCTGTATCTGCTAAACGGGGCGAACTACGCCGCGATCGTAAACGCCCGACAGCAATTCGTCGACAAGGTCTTAGGCCGAGCGAAGGCTATTGAGGCAGCGGCGATCCGGAAGATCAGACTTATTCAGGGGCGCAAGTGATGGGCACGACGCAAGACATTCGCAGAGCACTAGAGAAGAAGGCGGCGACCGTGGCGGGCTTTCCTCCGGCGACCCAGCGCCACTGGGAGAACGTCCGCTTCGAGCCCACCACGGGAACGCCTTGGGCGAAGCTCGTCCTCGTGCCCGCCACTTCACGCCCTGCCAACCTAGGACCGAGCCCCTCGCTGCGATACGACGGGACTTTCCTCGTCGTGATGCACTTTGTCGAGGGAAAGGGATCCGGCGCGGCCGACGACCTTCTGGACTTAATTCGCGCAGCCTTTACGGTCGACCAGTCGGCGACCGCAGGGTCGACACAAGTCCGGTTCGAGTGGAGCGAGAGAAACGAGGGCGTAAATGATGCGCCTTGGTATGTCGCCACAGCTACGATAAAGTGGTACGCATACGCCACGAGCTAAAACAGCAAGGAGATAGGCCAATGGCTTTTGCACAAGGATCACGGACACGGCTCGCCATTGGCGAGCAGGCGGACTTCACGACAGACGCGGCCGCTATGAAGATCTTACCCTACAACTCGCACAGCCTCGACCTAACGAAGGCGCGGGTCGCGAGCTCCGAGATTAACTCGGACAGGATGCCTCGCGTAGATCGCCACGGAAACCGCGAAGTGTCCGGCGACATCGTAGGCGAGCTGCGGAGTGAAGACTTCGATCTCCTGATCGAGAGCGCCTTGTTCTCTGACTTCGCCGCCGGAACGGGCAACCGGACGATCTCAAACGGCGTGACGCCTAAGTTCTTGACAGTCGAGGACGGCGCGCTGGACATCGCCCAATATCGCAAGTTCCAGAGCCTTGCGGTCACGTCCATGAACATCAGCGCGGGGCCGAACGCGATGATTATGGGCACTTTCGGGATGGTCGGCCGGAACCTAGTGCAGAGTGGCTCGGAGCTACACGACCCGAGCGCAGTCACAGGCGGGGAGCCGTGGGACAGCTACTCCGGCGCAATCACCGAGGGCGGATCCACTATCGCCTTGATTACGGCGCTGGACTTTACCCTGACAAACAGCTTCGGCCCGACCTTCGTCTTAGGCTCTGCGGTCACGCCCCAGCTAGAGTACGGGAACTCGATCGTCGAGGGCACCATGACGGCTTACTACGAGGATGAGGTCCTGATAAACAAGTTCTTGAACGAGACGGAGAGCGCGCTCACGATCGAGTTCGACGACCCGACCTCCGGCGGCGCTTACACCTTCAGCTTCCTTCGCACCAAATTGAACGGCGCAAGCGTCCCCGTGGGCAGCCCACAAAGCCGC